CGTGCTGCCTTCTTCTAGGTTCAGCGTGGGTTGCTGTTTGCCGTCGATGTGAAACTTACCGCTGACAACGGTGACGGTGTAGGTCTTGCTGCTGTTGGCGCCGGCGTCCCAGCACCAGGCGACGTAGGATTGACCAGAGTAATTGCCCTCAAATGCCCCTGTTAGATCAAAGCCGTTTGAATTAAAAGCTGAAATACCATTAGGCGAGTAATTGTATTCAGCGTCAGTAAGGTTGGACCATATGTGCTTGGAAGCGCCTCTAACAGTATCAGCAAGATGATGCGCGTAAACACCGCTTCTGATTTTAACCCACACCAAATCAGGCGAGAAGTTCAGCCCACTAATCGTCTGCGTTGAGCCATTGCCGGTGTAGAGCTTTACGTCGAAGTAGTCCGAGCCTTTGGCAATCGTCGGCGTCGGCAGGTTGGCGGTGTTGAGTGCCTTGAAGCCGCTGGGGGCGGTGTAGGCGAAGGGGCGTTGGCCGAAGTTGAAAGTGCCGGTGTAATCAGTTCCGCCATTTGCGGTTCCGCGTGGAGCAAAACTTCCGGTCAAACCAGAAAACGCAGTACCTTGACTGACACCATTTTTATAGAATGTGACTGTTCCAGCATCCATATCTAACGCTGTTCCTATAGTATCGCCGGTCGTCCATGTTGCTCCATAGGAGCTTGCAGAGACGCCTATGTATTTGTCACCAGTCAAGGCATAGTAAACATAACTTGTTCCGGCGTCATTGACAACGCCATAAGCAAACGCAGAAGTTCCGGCTGCCGTGTTAATTACTGATTCCCAATACCATTTGCCGCTACTTACATAAAATGTTCCGATAACACCTCTTGTGCTTGTTGAGTCAATAGCCGTAAAATCTAAATTGCCGTTTGATAATGCGGCACGATTTGATGGTGCAATCGTTGGATTGAGCGTGCAATAATTCCCCACCGTGACGCCACCCGCGTCTCCTCCTGAGCTGGCGGTGCCATTAGTGGGGGAGTCAACTGTGCTGTCGTTTCCTGCACCTGCCGTGACCGAAAGGTTGTTCGGCGTCCAGTTGTTCCCGTTGCCAGAAGTGTCCTTCCCTAATGCGGCGGCAGTTGCTGCACTGTTGTCGGCAAAGTCGAGGTGGAATCCGTTAGTGCCGTAGCTGCCGCTGTATGCCTTGGGCTGCCAGACGTTGTTGGTGTCGAACTCACCGAAGCTGCTGGGGGTTAGTGCTTGACCATCAATCAGGTGTATATCGGCAAGGTAGCCGGAGAAATATCGCGTGCCATCATAAACATAACGACCTACGTTATGCGTAAAAGTTGAGTTAATAAATGTATTAGAGCTTGGCGGGAAAGTGTCATACTGAGAAAACGCTGTTACCTGCGACCCATTTACATACAACTTCGCTCTGTTTGTGTTGACTGCTTGCGTTGTGTCAACTGCAAGCAGCAGGTGATACCAAGATGAGCAGTCTCTGAATACCTGAGCCGTAGTAAACCGATAGTTATTTGCTGCATTGTCAAAATAATATATTAGGGTATCATCTGAAGTAAATTGCAGAAGCGTAAGCTCGGTGGCAAACCCAGACCACGCACTAAGCAGCATTTGCATTGTTCCCAACCCACTCCTCTTCACCCACCCACTCCACGTCCACGTCTTCCTATTCCCCGCCGATCCGGGAGTGCGGCTGAGGTAGCTGGAATCAACGCTGCCGTTGAAACGCAGGGATCTACTCACCTGATAGGCGGTAGGTGCGGCGCTGCGAAGGAGCAGCGGGTTGGCGCTTCCGGGAATCATCAGTTGACGGTGTTGGTGAGCAGTTGAGCTGTGATCCGCGAGGCGGATTCAACGAAGTAAGCAATGACGTTGACGCTACTTAGCGTCGTGCTAACGCTTGGCGCACCACCTTGCCATTTCCACGCCGTTGAATACGCAACGGTTGCTGCAGTTGTCCCATTCTGGGTGATAACAACGCATCCACTTTGTCCTGCTGTGATGTTGCTGGGTGTGGCCAGTGTCACAGTACCTCCGGCTGGAAGAGAAAGGCTGAAATTATTGGCTGTTGCAAAATCTAGAGTTGTCGTGCCAGCACTTAAAGCACCGAGGGCACTAATGGTGCCGCGCTGTGCCGCCGTAAAGGTTTGTGCAGTTGCTAGTGCCGCATAGCTAGCCCAGCTCAGCACGCCGCTGCCGTCGGTGTTCAACGCTTGACCACTCGTGCCATCTGCACTAGGTAGCGTCCATGTGACATTAGTGGTGATCGTTGCCGGTGCTTGGAAGGCAACCCAGTTGCTGCTATCAGAATCAGCAAATCGCAGGTCACCTTGACCATTGATCATCACATCGCCAGTAAACGTTGGGCTAGCCAGTGGCGCGTAGGTGCTAGCTGCGGTTGAACTGGTCAGATAACCGCTGATGACTGCGTTGGCAGGAATTGTGACTGTGCCCGTAAAAGTCGGATTATTAATCGGCGCGTAGGTGCTAGCAGCCGTGGCACTCGTCAACAGTCCAAGGTTCGCACTGCCCAGCGTCCCGATTGACACCCAACCATTGTTGGCAGAATTACGTTGCTTCAGCTCACCCGCAGTCGTGTCAGACCACAACATGTAGGCGTAGGTGGTAGTCGGTGCCGTCGCGCTACTGTTCAACGTGACGGTTGCAGCCAGCGCGTTGTTCAGATCAGCGCGAAATGCAGCGCCGGTTTGGTTGTCAATGACGTAATCATGGATTGGCATCAGGTGATCTCCAAGCCGTAGCCGACTGCGTTGTAGTTGAATTGCCTTGACACGGCCGTGTTGCCGCTGTCCCTAAATACTATCTGAAAACCTGTGCGCGTCACGTTGGTGATGGCGTAGTAGTCACCACTCACCATGTCATAAGCCGAAATCCCGATGGACGGTACATCGTAAAAACTATCTTCAAACGTGATCGTGTTGGTGCCTGCCGTAGCAGTCAAAATATCAGATTGCTCCATCCGTTGTTGTAGTTCCATGTCAACGCCCAGTTCAGTGATCAGGATGTTTTGACTGGTCTCTTCACTGGTTGCGCTCGTTTTAAATTGAAAGCCACGACCGCGCACAATCGCATTGCTAAATTCCTGCCAATCTGTGTACGTTGGTGAACCGGCAGGATCAGTATTTGTTGTCCTTACATACAGCAAAGCGGCTACAGCATCAAGGTTGTCCGCGTCAATCGTCGGCCATGTATCAATCAAATCAATTTTGTCGTCCCAGAAATCTCCGGGTTGGAATGGTTGACTAACAATGATGCGCCGCAAATTTACGTCAAAAACAGCACCCATGTCGTAAGTATTTTTGAATTGATATTCGCCCTCTGCCACGACACCACCCAAGCCATCAATCGAACCAAGCGCATCCCAATTTCCGTCTGTCGCCATATCATCAACCTTCAGCCCAGTGCTAAGGATTAAACCTCCTAGCGATGCGCTGTAAAACATCTCGGTTGTTGTGCCCGAGAATGGTGGCGTTAGATTGTGCTCAGCAAAAGTGCTCATGGGAAGGTCAACGGCAAACGAGGTTGCGGTTTAATCTGCGGCAACACCACTTGTGCTGCGTTCGCTGAACGCCTGCCGCCATCGTCCTCAAACTTAACTAAGTAAGTGCCAGGCAGTAATGGAACCTGTTTTTGTGTTTGATTGCCGGCTGCAGAAGGGACAATCGGGTTAGCGTTTTCCCAAACCACATTGCTGGTTGCCGGGTCATGTCTAATCAATACTTTGCCGCCAATTTTTACGTCAAGTTCCTTAGAAATCTTCCAGCTAAAGATCGCAGTAGCCTGATCAATCGCTACAAGGCGTACACCCGTTGGCATTGCAGGGGCTGCTGTTTTACCGATTGCCTGCAGCGTTACAACTGCAGCGTTTGATCGTTGGCCTAATGCACCAACTGCATAAACCTCAACATCATACTCAACAGGTTGTGTGTCAAAAATCTCGTAATCGGTACTATTAGTTGTTTGTTTATGCCAGTTACCATTTGACTCACGCCAACGCAAGATGTACTGACTGACACCAGCTACAGCACGCCAACTAACGGCGATCTTGACGCGAGCACGTCCGCTAGATTCATAGAACAATTCAGTTGCTTTTAAGTTAGACGGGTCGCTTGGGCGTACCTGCAGATTGGTGACATCCCTGAATTTCAACGGAATATCGCGTTCAATATATGCATACTTTGAACCGTTATACGCCAGCGCCGTTACTTGATAATTGACACCATCCTGTTCAGCAACAGACAACACGCGCCATGTGCTTGTCTGCAAATCTCCAGTCTTCCATACCCACATTCCACCAACTAACGGTGATGCGCTAAATGCTGTTGATACCGTCACAACCTTATTCGCAATAGACGTAATGTCTTGTTCTTCAATCGTTCCATTATTTAACATCACCATCAACCTTGGGTTGCCAGAGGTAGGCAGTGTGCTGTTTGTTGCATCATCAATCGTGACCTGTGTGAAGGCTTGATTGACTGCTTGAATACGCCCAGCACGGCGTTCACCGGAACGAATTGGGTCGGCTATTTCAATAATGTCGCCTGGACGGACAATCGTACCTTCAGCTAAATTAGTTGTGAAACTGACTGTCTCGCTTTCATACTGCCCTGAATACAGCAACCATTCACCAACACGTTGCGCCTGACTGGGACTGGTGCAACCAAAGGCATTAACTTCAGTTGGCTGATAACCGTAACGATTCAAAGCTGCGCGATCTTCAATAACCTGATAAGCGGGCTGTCGTGTCTCAAGGTTCTGATATTGAACGATGGCAACGGTTGGGCGTGTCTTTAGGCTGCTGCCGTTATATGCAAAACCCTCCTCACTGACGTTTGCCAAGCCAAACAATGCTGCCGTATCTTTTGGTGCATCCTGCGACAATGTAATTGATCCATTGCTCCAGTAAGCCATTCCACGGAATGTAGAACACAAATCATTGATCAGTTTGTATGCTTCATCTTGCGTTTGAATATTAACGTTACAAGAAAAACGCGGCTCATAAATTGCGTTACCTTGCGCATCTTTTTTGCCAGTATTAACAGGCTCGCCGCAGTATTTGCTAATTTCAAAAAACGCATATCTATCCAGTTGTGCTTCTTTAATATGATCGCCCAAACCATATCGGGTTGCAATTAACAGGTCATACAAAATCCATGCTGGATCACTACACCACTGAGCAGCGGCAAACGTGCCATTCCAAACGCCTGCATAACGTAACGACCCGTTATCTCTATTGACCGTAGCATTGCTTGGAACTTTTACCTTAATGCCACGAACCCGATAGCTCCGTCGTGGAATTGCACTGAACTGCTGTGAATCAACGCGCATCCCAACCAGTGCCGTATTTGGGTACGAGAAACGTTGATCAATTATCTCGGTGTAACTGCTCCATGTAAAAGCATTGACAACACGCGAAGACGTTGGGTCTTCCGTTCCACGTACAACACGAATGTTAATTGGGAACTTGCCAGTTTCACGCAGATTGATCACATAATCACGCTGATACAAATCAGCAGTGCGACCTTTAATTAAATCGGCTATAGGCGTGGTGTACCCTTCACCTGCATAAGCAATCTGGATTGCCAGAGAAACAAAGCTGCCATTAACATCACCATTATTCTCAACTTTCTGCAACAGTGGAATTGAGATTGTGATCCTTACTGATGTAACTGTTGGATCGGTAATTGTGCGTGTGATCGGAACAGCATGGGTGACCTGCACCTGCACTGCTGTTTCACGTGCTATCTTGTCAAACCCCTTGATTGGGCTCTGTCCTTGAATACCACGCCTAACATCAACGGTTACATTCTTAAAATTAAAATCTGAGTCTGAAGGATTTTTATCGTCTGCCGTTGAATTTAAGATCGGCGTATCATCAAGAAAAATATCCTTCAAGATTGCATTTTCATATTCATCAGAGCCAATCTTGTAATTACGCGCCGAAGGAAAACCCTCAATTTCGCCTTCACCGAGAAGGTCCAAAACACGGGCAAAACTTGTGCTTTCTAAATTATCCTTGGCCTCACGCGGCACACGCGCAGCGGAGCTGTATTGCTGTCCGCCACCACCAAATGCACCACGGATTCGTGTCATGCTTCTACCTCAACTTGCTGAATGTCAATACCAGCAGAAACCACAATGGAGCCAACGATCACTTCACCGTAAATCACAGGCACTGGCAAACCTTGCCTACTAACATTTTGAACGCCACTGAAGCTATAGGACTTGCGCGGATCTTTCTCGCTGTCAGCACCTGATTGAATTTGTGGTGTGGGTGCCAAAAGCTGAGAAACGCCGCTCGCCGCCAAGCTAAATCCAACTGCCGCTGCAACACCAACAGCCTGACCGCCAATCGAAAAACCAAGCGCACCTGCCAAAGGCGCTCCAGGTAACAACAATGCAGCAACTGCAATCAATGCTACGCCAGCAATAATGCGTCCAGTTGCACCAGCACCAGATACCACAGGCTTAAATGTAATTACCTCTTCACGACCAACCGGATAATGCAAATGTTCAGGCTCATCGCCTATGGGTAATGCACGCCTACCAACACGCACCTCGTAATACTGCTCTGCCATGTGGGCACGTAGCCCCGGAAAAT